TTGCTGTCGGGAATATTCTCAGGCCCGAGCAGGATATTTGAAAGTCGCGGCGCCATCGATAGCATCGGCGCGCCTTGCTCTGCGCCCATCACGGCCGAAAGGATCGAGTCGTACTCGTCCTGCAGAAGCTGCGTCTCGAATCCCTTCGTCGCGAAATACTTGAGCTTCAGACCCGCGACCATCACACGATCGTCGAAAAGGCACGTGTCGGTGTCGGCTGTGAAACTGCCCTTCGCCGTGCCGCCCGCATCCGTCACCCAATATTTCGAGACGTACTCGAAGCCGAGATATTCGGCCGTCGTGACACCGGGCCAGATCTGGAAGTAGTTGCCGAGCACGCGCCAGCGGATGCGCGGGCCCGTCGCGATGTAGCCGGACTTCAGCCATTGCCACTGCTGCGGCGACTCAGGTCCGAGCATTTCCCAATGCTTCGACTTGTCCCATTGCGTCCGATCGATCAGGCGCTGGAAACCGGCCGGCATTGAATATTTCGTCTGCACGAAACTGAGCGTCGTACCGGTGGCGCTCGATGCCGCGGCTTGCGACATCGTTACCTGCGTCGACGAGTCGACCGAGACGACGTAAGTATCCTGATTGATGCCCGTTCCCGTCACCATATACGTGCCGGCGACGATTCCTGTCGTGCTCGGAATGCCGGTGATCACCGCTGAACCGACCGTGACGTTGCCGGTCTGGATGACGAATTGCGTTGTGAAGCGATATTCCGATGTGAGCGCCTGCCAATTGAATTCGGGATGATCGGCAGGCGCTCGAAGCAGTTCGTACCCTACGGCGTTCAGAAGCGCGAGCTGCTGCATCGTGTCCTGCGCCGTACTTCCAGCCACCGAGGCAGGGACGGAAAGCCCAAGCTCGCCGGTCGCCTGCTGTACCAACTGCAACATCGTTGTCATGGATTACGCCTCTTTGGGGGGGCGGCCGGGGCCGCGTTTCACTTCGCCGCCTTGCATCGATTGCATGGCTTCAAGTTGAGATCCGAGACGCAGGACGGCATCTTTCAAATCTGCGATCTCCTGATCTCTCAGCGCGAGGTCTTCAGCCTGCTTCTGCACCAGCGATGAATCCTTGGCGGCTTTGACATATGCCGCTGCTTTCGTGCGCAGTTCGAAGCAGCCCATACCGATCCGCTGACACTGTTGGTCCGAACTCTCCGCCAGCTGCTCGACCGTATGGAATTCGAGTGCCTTCAGTTTCGCGACCGTCGCGACATCGAGGCGCGGCCAGTCTTCGAGCGGCGTTCCGCTTTCGGGACGGTATGACGTGCGGCGCTCGAAGGCAGCCCATTGCTGCGGCCATTCGTCCTTGTCGCCGTCATTCGCGGGACGCTCGATGATGTTCGTCGGGTCGCCCGGATTGCACTTCTTGATGAACGTGATGAGATCGAACTCGGGTTTGCCGCTCTCCTTCGAGCGGAACTCGTTGTAACGCTTGCCGGGGTAGAACTCGATCCAGAGGCCGGCTTTCGGATTCTTCTCGTCGCTTTCGAGTGAGTACATGGTTTCTCCTTTGGTTTGCGGGATTTATTGTTGGTCGTCGTGATGCTCTTCCGACTCTGCGGCCGGCTGTTCGACGGGTGCGGCAGCCTTCAGCGCTTCATCGTCCTTCTGGACCGCTTCGGTGATCTCGCCCGTCTCGTCGTCTTGCTTCGCGATGTCGCGAGCGTGACCGACAACGACGTCGGCAAAGATGTGCGGTTGTTCGTCACCGCGCGCACGGGCAAAGGCCTGCGCAACGAGGTGAATGAACGCTTCCATGTCCTTGATCAGTTCCATCTCAAAACCTCCAAAAAAACCGGGGCCGAAGCCCCGGAAAGAGACACCCGCAGGAGAACCCTGTTACACCGATGCAGCAGCAAACCAGCCGTAGTCGCCCGACGACATCGCCGTTGCCGGCGAGGTGTAGGAGCCGCCCGAGGCCGTCGCGAGGAACGTGGTCGGGCTGACCGTGCAGACGGCCGTGCTTGCGGAGATCGACGCGTTGGCTTTGGCGAGGACGTAGCGCTTGCCGTCGCTGCCGAAGACCTGTTCGCCGAGGTTGGCGGGAACCGTCCGGATGCCCGCCGTGATGTCGGTACCGAGGACGGTGTTATTCAGATCGAAACCGATCTGCGGAGTTACCGAGAAAGGCATGATTGCTCCTTTAGGCGATGAGGACGCCGTTGAACTGCGGACCACGCGACGTGAGGTTGCCCGCCCAGCCGATGAGCTTCACGACAGCGTCCTGGTTGACTGCCTGACGATCGCCGCCGATCGGCACGAAGTTGCGGTCACGGTGCGGGCGGAAGCTGATGTACTTCGTATTCAGCCCCCACATGTGATTGGCGGTCGCGTTGTTGCCGATACCGCCGTCGAGCACCACATCCGCAGCCATGCCGCCGCCGTAGAACTTCAGCGCCGGGAATCCGGCACCGGCAAGCTTCGTGTTGCCTTCCGACGTCACGCGCTGCTGGGCCTGCATCGATGCGACGTACATCGAGTAGTAGTTGTTGTCCGCGACGAACAGATCCATACGATCGCGGCCGCGCACTGCCTTCAGCGCGAGCTGCGTCATGTAGTTCTGGATGTTCGCTGCCGACACCGGTGCGCCGCCGTTCGTGACGCCGGAGAACACCTGCGATTGCCAGAACGGAAATGCCGAGCGCGAGATGCCGCCATACGTGCCCGAGGTCGGCGAGTCCGGAACAGCCGCAGCAAGACCGGTGATGTTCTTGCCGCTGTTGCCGGTGCCGTCCAGATAGATGTCGGCCGCGATGCGGTTGATCAGCTGCGATTCGGCGATGTCGATGCGCGAGTCGAGCAGATCGATGATCGCTTCCTTCGACGAGTTCTGGAGCATTTCCAGACCCGAGATGGTCACGGCCGCCGCGTACTGCTGGATCGAGAACTGAGCCGCCGAGATCGGGCTGTTCGGGCTTATGTTCAGCACTTCATAGCCCGAGTACGAGTTGACGTTCGTCGTCGTCGAGTCGGTGTACATGATTTCTTCCAAAATCACGTTGCCGCCGCCGAACGGCCGGACGTTCCCACGCTCGCGCAGCATCATCAGAAGCGCGTTGTTGTTCGTTACGTTGTCAGCGAGTTCGCCGCTACGGCTTTGAATGGTGGTAGCGATGATGTCGCTGATGGCGCTATTTGCAAAAGGCATGTCTAGCTCCTATCAGAAAAATCAAATACGGTTTGCAGAGATGTTGTCGAATGCGTCTTCCAGCGCTGCTCGCCGCCCTTTCGGTGCCACGCCGTTCGCCGCTGTGCCGGGTGTGGCCGATCGCGTGCTTACTGCGTTCGCTTTGGCAGCTTTCGCCGCCTTATCCGCCTCAATTCGGCGCTGCTTTTCGGACGCTTCGCGTTGTGTCGCTTGCGTCTGTTCGAACAGCTTGTCATTGAGGCGGAGCGCCTTCGAATAGGCGCTTTCGAGATCGGATGCCATGCCCGTTTGTAGGAGGCGTTGCATTTCCGTCCTGAGTTCGTCAACGTGGGGATGCGTCTGTTTGAACGCTTCCACCTGAGCAACAGCAGCGGCATTTTGCTCGGCCTGCTGTTGCGATTGAAGCTGGTTCGCTTGAAGCTCCGCATTGCGGGCGCGCTGGTTCGCGGCCATCACTTGCGGATCGAGATGCTGCTGCATGTGCTGCGGCAGCGCCGCGCTCTGCTGGAGCATCTGCTGAAGGGGAATACCGACCGAATGCGCGACGTTCACGATCGTCTGAATGCGCGTGGCTTCGTCGCCCGAGCGCAGCAGCTTGAACGTGTACATCACATCGCGAACGACGGCCTCAGGAGAACCGCCAGCGCTGCGTATTTCGGCAACGTAGGGCTCAACTTCCTTGAAGATCGGATCACGCGTAGAACGATATTCCTCGAAGCCGCGCGCTTGCTCTTCCTCGCGCTGATGCAGATATGCGGCTGTATCCGGATCCAGCTTGTCCCATACGGCGCGCTTCTCGGCCTTCCATGACTTCGGCGGCTCCGGGCGCTGAACTTCTACAGTCGAAGCCGTCTGAGCCTCGTCAACGGGCTTCTGAACGTCCGTCGTCAGCTTATGAGCATCTGCGTTCGCCTCGATCGCTTCCTTTCTCGAGAAGCGGCCGGCTTCATCTCTAGCGCGGCTTTCGCTCTCGACCGGCTCTGTGCTGACGTTCTCGCCGCTCGGCGCATCTACGACGACCTCATGCACGGTTTCAAGCGTGTTCGCCTCCAGTGCATCGAGCGCTTCTTCGAGTCCTTCTCTACGTGTCGACATGGCGTTTTCTCAATAAAAAAGCCCCTCGCGGGGCTCGTTTCTGCGGGTGGATGTCGCGGCTTACTTGAGAGCGTTGACTTGTTCGACGATGGCTTGCTTCCGGGCCGCGCGAGACTCCTTGCTCAGCTCCGGCTTTTGCTTCGCCTTCAGGTGATGCATTTCGTTGCCGATCTCGATGCAGCCGTGCGCCTTCAGGTGCTCGTTGTGGCGCGAACGTGAGGTGATCCAGGAGCCATCGATCATCGATTGGTAGGGAGTCATGTCGGCGGCCACATAGGGCGCGCTGATGACGCGCTTCATTTCGCCGCCGCAATGCAGGCATTCAGGGATATTCAGATCGCGCTCGGCAACCAGCCGGTAAATCGAATCTTCCTCGCCGCACGACTGGCAGCATGTTCCGTAGATCGGCATTACTCGGCACTCCCTTGCTTGGCCGCGCTGATCTGTGCCGCGTCGAGCGTCGTCTGCGCGCCGATCTCAGCGACTTCGAGCTTGACCTGATTGTTCATGGCCGCGATCAGCATCTGGAATTGGCGGTCGCGCTCGGCACGCTCCTGCTCGAGCATCGCTTTGAAGGTCTCGGTCTGCTGCTGTGCCCGTCGATCGAGTTCGTCCCGATGAATCTCCATGGCCGTTTCCTGCGCCGCTTGCTGGGCCTGCGCGCGCTGCGCGAACTCGTCGGATTGCTGCTTCAGATGAGCCTTCAGGATCTCAATTTGCGCATCCTGCTGGTTCTCTTCACGCTTCAATTGAGCGTCGATATGTTTCATCTGCATGTCGATCTGCGCCTGCCCCTGCTTCTCCTGCATGCGCGCTTGCGATTCGGCCTGCACCTTCTGAATTTCGACGGGAGGCGGCTTCGGCTGACCGGCCTGCGCCTGAATCTGCTTCTGAAGCCCTTCGAGCGTCGTATCGAGCATGCCCTCCAGCGTCTTGCCGGCCTTGAACGCCGAGACGCCGAACTTCATCATCTCCAGCAGTACGGGGGCCATTTCAGGCGTCTGCTGAGCCGCGGGAACGGCTTGCTGAAGGAAGCCAGAGATTGCCGTGAGGAACTCGACACGATCCTTCTTCTGCGCGTCCTCGTCGATCTGCACGAGTGAATCGGCGTCGACCTCGATGCGGAAGCTGCGCGAGACGTTGTTGCGGAGCATCGCCAGCGCTTGCGGAACGAGCGCCTGATCGGTCGGCAGAAGCTGCGCGGCAGACGACATCTGGATGATCGTCTGATCCGTGAACTTCCCGCAGATGACCTCTGCTTTCAGACGCAGAAGTTCGGTCGCGTAGATCGCCACGTCATCTTGCGTATTGCGAAGGCGGACGGACCCGAAACGCGCCTTGATCCCCTGAGCCGCCGCAGTCTCGGCAGCGTCGCTCTCGCCGCGCATGATGTCGCTGATGCCGGTGATTGCATAGATCTGGTTGACGACGTTCTCGCGAGCCTGAAAGGCAATGTCCAAAGCCTGAGCAATCGGCGAAAGGTCGACCAGATCGATTGCGCCCTTCAAGCCGCCCTTCTCCGCCAGCGCAGCGAAACTCTTCACCGGGATGAGATCGTTGTTGCCCGTCTCGGTAAAGAGCCGCTGCAGTTCCTTGAATTCCGCGTTGTAGACGCCGCGCACCTTCAGCGCCTTGATCAGCCCGTCGATGCGGTCGCTGATCGTGTCGAGCTCGTTTGCCTGATCCTGATACTGGATGAAGTCCGGAACCGGGACGAGAGAATCGCTCGTGATCGTGCCGTAGAGGGGCTTCGGGCAGGGCCAGAAGCCATCGAGGTCGAGCGGGTCATCCTTCTCATCGACGATCATGCCGAGCGACTTGTTCAGCCACACGGCCTTTTGCGTCGTCTTGTCCCAGATCTCGTAGATGCATGCTTGCTTGTCGCGCTGCTGTTGGCCGGTCGCGGTGCGCCCTGCTCCAGCCGCCTCTTCCGACTTCGCGTAGGGCGATGCGTCGAGCGGAATCAGCTTGGCCTTCTCTTCGCCGAAGCGCTCGCAAAGGACGGCATAGTCGAGATAAACACGGCGCCACACGCACGGCACTTCTTCCCACGTGCGCGCCGGCACATGGCCGAAGTCGCGCCAGTGGACGTAATCGATCGGAGCCGTCTCGTCGTCGATCTGTTCCATCGGCTGATCGTCGCTGACCTGCGCGGCGCCCGCGCCTTCGACGATGGCTTCGCTGTCTTCGTAGTCCGGGCTGATCGGCTCCTGAACGCTGGTCTTCGGCTCGTAACGCACCCAAGCCACGCCACGACCGCCGAGGAATCGATCGAGCACGGAATTCTTCATGGCCTCCCGGAAATCCGGGTAATGCCTCACTTCGAATTCAAGTGCACGCTCCAATATGAGCGAAGCCACACGACCGACAGGGTCAGAGTCACGGAACCGTCGCGACACGTCGGGCTGCGGAAGGCGGCTGAATGTGGCAGGAACCAGAGTTTGAACGTTCGACCACAGGACATTGAAACGCGCAGCCTCGTTGCCATAGGTGTAATCCTTGGCGTCGTCGCGATAGCGCTTTACGATCTTTTGCGTGCGATCGACCCACTTCGCAAACGCTTTGTCGTAGGCGGAGATGTACCCGAGGTAACGTTCGACTTCTGCGCTCATGGTCATCCCGAGAATTTGTACCAGATGTTATTGGATTTGCGGAACTGGAAAACGTTAAGCGTTCTGATGCAGCTTGATGAAGTTCAGGAAGTCCGTATAACGGGACTTTTTGGTCGCGCCATCGCTCTGGATGAAACCGAAGTTCATTTCCCGCGCCGTGCCCGCCGTGCCTGCGCTCGCCGCATCGAACAACTGATATGGCGAAACCTGGACGATGTTATATGTCTTACGGATCGCCCAGAATTTGGCTAGCCTCGCAGCGAATGCCGCCTGAACCAGCGATTCAGTGCTGGAATAGCTGTCCCACTGACAACCGCATTCGTTGATGTAGACCGGCTTGCCCCAGCTTGAGACTTCAGCAATCGTGTTGTAGTTGCCCTGCGCCGTGGCGTTCTCGATGTCGTCGTTGCCGGGGTAATTGCTGTCATACCAGTGCCAGCCCGTGAGATCCCAATCGAGCAGCGGATAACCGGTCGTGCCATCAGGCTCCATGCCGATCAACAGGTTCTTATAGAACGCGGTATGCATCCACGTTCCGTTACCGCCCATGATTGGCGTGACAGGATCTACAGAGCGGATACCTGCGACCGTGCCGCGCAAAAGACCGCGGCTGATTCGGAACTTCGGGATGTCGTAGTCGCCGCGCCAGTTGCCGCGACCGGTGATCGACCACGTTTCAAGCTCGTTCGCCATTTCGTAGTAGGGCACCAAACCTTTCAGCTTGGTCGCAGCCTCCGCGCCATGGGAAAAACCGAAGTTATACGCGGTCGTTTCATTGGTGATCGACGCGTGGTAATACGTCATCAGCAAGACGGGAGATACTTTGATTCCGCACGGCTGAGCGCAGTTCGTAATGAAATCTACGAACGTGGCGCCGTCCGAACCGGTCACGTTTCCGGATGCGTCTTCCGAGAACCCGTACCCGTTTCGATAACTGCGCACGCCCATTTCGAGCATGCGCAGACATGCAAACGCCCAATTCGCTTTCAAATAGCCAAGCGCATTGGGAGTCCAATTCCAGGTGATGTGTCCATTCACGCCCCAAAAATCGCTTTTAGGGCTGGAAGCCCCCGATGACGCGCGCAATACCATGTTTAAACTCCGTTCGCCTGTTCCCGAATGGTTAGACGCCGTTTCCGACTTGAATGTCGAGCGTCGCCGTACCCGTTCCGCAGATGGCTGCGATCTGCAAGCCGGCGACATCTGGGAGGCTGAACGTCACATCGGTGCCGGCAAGCACCGGTGTCGATGTCGGTTTAGCTGATGCACTCGGCAGCGTCGCCGTCTGAGCGCCGACGCCGATCGACAAATACGCGATATTCGGCCCTTCATTGATGATGCGGATCGTCTCGCCTCGACCCGGAAGAACGACAGACGTTGCGCCGCTGGTCGTCGTCACCGCCATGTTGATCGTGTTGCTCTGTGCCGTGAAAGGTCCGAGAAACATCACATTCTCCGATGCGCAGTTACCGTGCGCGAGTGATCCATCCACGCGTCATTGAGCGTGCCGATGGTTTCAAGGTTGTTCCAGTCTGGTTCCTGCGGGATCGGCTTGGCCTGCTCGTGTTTCCATGCGACGGCCATCATGCGGAATGCATCTGCCGGGTTCGAAGCCCAGTTGTGCAGTGGCGTGGGGCTGAAAACCTTCTTCAGTTCATCCCACTGCCGGCGATATTCGCGCAGCGCATCGGTGCCCTCTGAGCAGCGGTCCTCGTCGAAATAGACGCGAGGAAACATCGTCCGTGCAGCCTGGATGCCGTCGAGAACACCGATGTCCGGGACGATCGCCATCTTGCCCGTGCCGAGAGCGGCACCGTATTGCTCGATCAGAGACTTGCCCTTGGCCGCCAGCGTCTTCGCACGCGCGTCATGCGGCAGATAGTGCGTGCCGTAGTCATACGCCATGCGGTGAGCACATTCGGGAAGAATGTCTCCCTTTGTGACGATCAGATCATCGCGAACAAGGTCGATCTCGACTTCTCTGCCCATGATATGCGACGCGTAATAGCCCGGTTTCTTTCCGGATGACGTGTGGAAGTCGATAACGCGGATCTCGCCTGCGATGATCTGAAACCACCAGATCGACGTATCATCCGTGCGCCCCAAATCCCAAGCGGTATAGACCGGGAACTCAGGATCATGCGGGACACGACAGATGCGGCCTTCCTGATCGACCTTCCGAAACTCCGACGAGTAGAAGGCGCCGATGATCGCGGCATCGAACGAGCAGAGATATTCCTGCTCGAACAGCGCCACGCCCATGTCTTCGCCGAAGTCTGCGATGTAGGCCGTGCGCAGCTTGTCGAGCTGCTCGGTGTTGAAAATGCCAGTCTCGCGGGCCGACAACACCTGAGCGAATGCGCCTGACTCCGTGCGCGCCGCGTTCAGCGTGCGGTATGCGTGGTTCTTGCCGCGGGGCGTGGTGATGAAGATTTCCCAGCCCTTGTTTTCCGCGATGATCGGGCGAAGGTAAGCGCGCGAGGCCGGGTTAGCGAGAGCCCATTCCGAGTAGACGAGGCCAACCGGAGGCGCACCAACCATCGCATTGTAGTTGTCCGATCCGAGAACCTGCCACGTCGAGCCGTTGATGAACTCGATGAACATCTCCTGATCGTTCGTGCGCTTGCGCAGAGCCGGTGGAAATGCTTCGTCGATCCGGCGCTTGCCGGTGTGGCCGTTCACCGCGTTCCAGATCGCCTTACGCGCCTGCGATGCCAGCGGCAGCATGTGCCAGTACGTTCCGACGCGCTCGAAGCTCTTGCACGCCGTCATGTGAAGCGACAATTCGTCCTTGCCTGCTCGCCGATGCCAGATCAACTCGGCATGCCGACCGCCGCGCTCCATGTAGTCCCACGCGGGACGCTGATACGGGCGCGGCCTCCAGCCGTTAGGAAGCTGAATCGTCGGCATCTGGAGCCCCAAACCGAACGATCTGCACCTGGAGTGCGCCGCCACCCTCACCGGTGAGTTCCTGCGTGAACTTGTCGCCGTACTTCTTCGGGTTCATGCGGGCGAGAACCCATTTGCGCGCGTCGACCTGAACGCGAGTCTTCGCCGGGTCCGCGCCCTTGTCCGCGATGTCGATGATCTCGTCGAAGTAATGCTCGGCGCGCATGTTCTGCGCTTCGGCATACTGCGCGGCGAGCTTCTCATCCTTCGCGACCCACCGAAGCACAGTGCGCTTGGCGGGATAGTCCTTCGTCTTGCAGATGGCGCGCAGGCTCTCCCCTTCGGCCATTCGCTCGCAGATGCGGTCGAAAAGCTTCTGGTCGAAAGTCGTCGCGGTCATGTTCAGGAACCGATGCTTGCCGCCCAGATGTTCCCACCGAGGCAATAAAAATCGGCCGTCTTGTTGACTGGGATGCTGACCGCAGTATTCACGCCGGCATTCGAGATGTTGCCTCCCGTCGGCGGATATACGAGCAGCGGGTTGGCACCGAAGTTCGCGACGACGTAGATGTCACCGGCGAGAGCGGTCATGCTCGCAGCGTTTTGCGCGGGGAGCCGAGCGCCCGAGTTCAAGGCAACGGTCGAGAAGACCGACACATCGGCCGTGATCGCCGTTGCGGCTCCTTGGCTCGACGTGCCTGCTCCGGAAAGACCCGTTACCGGCTTTCCTACGGTCATTTGGGCCTGCGATGCGGGCACGCCTGCGCCCATCAGGTTGGCGATGGTGGTCATCGATGCTCCTATGCTGCGCGCTCGGCGCTGTGTTGAATCGGTACGAACTGCTGGCCGTCCCACTGCGCGAGCAGCTCGACGAGATGAATGTCTGCGACTGCAATCCAGCCCGTGATTTCGTCGCCAGAGCCCTTGCCGTCGCCCCATTGGCCCAAGCGGATGTGCTCACCGGAAGGCGAGAGGCGCTCTGGATCGAGCGTCACCGAGTACTGCACGACGCGCGGCACCGGATGGCCAAGGCCGACGAACATCTTCGCGTTGCGGACGTCCTGCTCGAAGCTGACGATCGCAACGCATTTGACGGAGGGAATCACGGGAAAGGCTCCAGAAACGACAAAGCCCCGGCAGATTGCTCTGCGCGGGGCTCGGTGTGGCTTGGAGTAAGCGAGGCCCGGACCTTCAGGCCACGCTCACTCGGCAATCGCCGGAATTAGTCATCGAATGCGCGCGAGTATATGCCAAATTTGGCCGGTTTACAAATTCCCCCTCGATTTTCTCCAAGGCATGTGCTATGGCCTGCTGCGCGTGCCAGAGCGCGAACGTCCAAATGTGCTCGTTGCCCCTTCCCTGCTTCAGCTTAAGCCTGCGGCAGATGAACGATGACGGCGCGCGCCAGACGTAGTGCATGCACAGCACATCCTTGTCGAGCGGATAGAGCCGCTTCCAGGCGTCGTTGACGATCTGAGCGTCGGCATAGTCGGGCGGAATGGGCGCTGCTCTCGACTCGCGATAGCCGGTGCGGAACATGCCTTCCGCTGAGCATGCGCGGCCGCCTACGAAGCCGGATGAGCGTTGCGCGCGGGCCCAGTTGTCGAGCCGTGATTCCAATGCGTTCAGGTCCATGCGCTTCCCCGTTGTGTTGATGTGTTGACTTATTCGCTGCTGTCGTTGCGATGCTCTCGAAGCATCACGTCGATGAACTTCGGAATGGTGTCGGCTTCTCCGGTGCGTTCCGCCCATTCGCAGACAAGACGCCATCTCGCGCCTGTTCGCACGACGAGTTCATCTGCAGCATCGAAGCTGATGGCGCGCACAGGAAGAGGCGGCAAGTAGAAGCGCCCAATCTGGCGAGCTGCATATGTGCCGAACTCCTTGCAAAACATGCGCCAGCGGGCAGCGTCGATATCGGGAGCCGCGAGCGTGCCGGCGTCGTATGCCTCTGCGAGAAGATCACGGATCAGGTCGTAATCGATGACCCCGATCCGGCCGGTCCGCTCGAATAGCCGTTTCATGGCTTCGTGCATTACCTTGCCCTTGTTGCTCACGCGATCTCCTCCTGCCGTTCCTTCCATGCGAGAAACATCCTTCGAATTCGGTTGTGAAAGCGCCATTGCGCCTCCTCGTTCGTGGCAAGTTCTCGCCGAGATTCGATTTCGCATGCGGTTCGAATGAACGTTGCTGCCTCATCAACGCTCAGGTCGTCGCGCGGCGGGACCATGAAGTAGCCGACGAAGGCGCGGAACTCGGGATCCTTCGGGAGCGCTCCCGCGAGTTGCAGTACGCCCAAGAGGCTCTTGCCCTGCTGACGGATCGCGTTCATCGCATCACCCCGCGTTGAAAGAGGCGCAGACGACGCACCGAGGAAGGTCAGGAGATGCGACCCCGAGAAATCGAACGCGCACTCGATCCGGCGAACTGGCCCAATCGCCATCGCGACCGCGTACGCTCACAGGAGCGCCGCCACGCGGATGCATGTCGCGCGCTTGCTCTTCGGACTCGGCGCACACGACAGCCGAATCGAACGTGTCGTAGCCTGTCCATTGGCTCTGCGAGATCAGGTAGAGGTTCATCAACGCACCGCCTTCGATGATCTGAGCTATGCACGTCGGGCAGGAGATCACGAGATAGTCACCGTCTCTATGATCGGGGACATAGGTGGCTTCGTGCCTCTCGAACTCGATTTCGGTGTCGCAACGCTTGCACGTGGCGCGATATACGCGCTTCTCCGGGACCATGCCTTGTCGAATGATTTTCATACGAGGTTCCTCAGTCCGTAACGTCCGATCAGCAGCGCATCAGGCCGGCCGCTGGTCTTGGTGATCTTCACGTCCGGATAGAGTTGGCGAGCGATGCGCAGGCTCTGATCCTTGGTGTCCTCGCGATCCGTCTTGCGGATGCCAAAGAACGCATGCCACGCCTGCGGCGTCACGTAGGCTATGTCCATGCCGCTCAACTCGCATACGGCCGCTATGACGGCTTTGGTTGCGGCCAGCGATGCCTGCGAAGCCATCGAACCAACACGCTTGCCACCGCCGCCCATGAACGCGTGCGCGCTCTCCATCACGACCAGACCTTTCTCATCGGCCGGCACGTAGTTGCGAAGCATCTGCTGCAACACGCGAGGATCGACCTCGTTGCCACCGCCGCGCTTCTCACGCACTGGCACGTCGAGCACAACCTGACGGCCGTCGTCGTAGAAAAAGGCCAGCGCGCCCTTGATGCCAGGATCGATGCCGATCAGCATTCCGAGCCTCCGCACGCGCGCGTAGCGGTGACTGTGACAAAGCGCATCGCGTCTCTCACGACCGAGTAATCCGCTTTGCCGCGGGCTGTGGTGTCCTGGTGCATGTGAAACACGGCGATTTCGAGAGCGCGCTTGATCGATTGGAACTCGTCACGCGAGAGGAACAGCCCACTCGCCACAGCAGCAGCGTGTTCCGCCCGACACTCCACCGAATGATTCGTCCCATCCGTACACCCGCAGTTCATGCCCTTGCACGCGCTCATTTCGCCTCCTGAATCAGCGTGTAGCCGTTGCTCTTCCCGTTGAAGCGTTCGATCGACGCCCATGACTTGCGGCCGCTCACGGTGCCGTAGTACCGGTCAATCGTTCGGATCGCTGCCTTACCGCGCTTCGAATCGACATCAACGATCGAGACGGTCCGATTGAATCGCCCATCGTTTTCCTTCCAACGTTGTCCGACCTTCACCATCACGCTTCTCCTCTCATCGAAAGCCCCGCCATAGCCGCGAGGCAGAGCCCCGTCCAAACGATCACGAAAACGACGCGCATTGCGTCAGGGTTGTTTGCGAGGGTCATCACGGGGTCTCCCAGAGGCGTTGGCCGCGCATGCGGTAGTTATTGACGATGGTTTGCCGGATTTCGGCGTATTGCGTCTTGAGATCGGGATCGGTGCAGTCCTCGACGACGGCTTTACCGGCTGAGGACGTGATTGCGTCGGTTGCGCACTTCGCTACGGCGAAGGGGAGCGAATGCCCGGAGGCCGACTTGCCGCGGAGAATCAGTCGAAAAGCCCACTCGGCTGATGCCGAAGCCTGCTGCATACGCGCGAGCGTCCGATTCAGGAGCGAGATGTTCTCGGCAGCCTGCTCCGGCGTGATCGATGGGCTGTGAGCGATCTGGGGAGCTTCATGGGCCGCTGCTTCGACGCGGCATTGCTTGCAGTGAGCGATGAACTCGGGAAGGGTCGGAGCCCTGCCAAGCTGCGCGAGGTTGTCGCTACCAGCCTTCATCTGCGAACCGGAGAGCTTCGCGAGTTCAATGCCCCATGAGCGCTTGACCACATTCGAATCGGCGCCGCGCCAGAGATCCGCGAAGCGTGCGCCGTAGAACGCCGTCATTTTTTCGAAGAGCACTTCGACCCACTTCTGCGGGATGGCGTTAGCCGGCCAGTCTTGCGACGGTTGTTGCGGTGACATCGATGATGCGTTCGTCGTCTGGTTCATGGTTTCGGCTCCTGCCGGTCAGGCCTGCGATGGTGTCTGCGCGCTCGTCGTGGTAGCTGCGAGGTCGCGATTGTGTTGGGGCGGTCATTGAATCCAGAACCCTGGACGCGTAGGCGACGATGTTCGAAATCGGCTCTGTCGCTTCGCGGTAGGCCTTCGAAATGGCTGCATCGACCTGCGCTGTCGAAACGCCGGCATTGACCCATGCGGCGAAAGTCGTCCAGTAGCGCTTGCGGTCATGGACGCTCGTCGGGTCAGCGACAACGCCGTGATTTGCCGACAGGTGCCGCAGCCATTCCGCCTCGTTCTTCGGGATCGAGTCATCGCTCGCACGCGCTTTAGCACCTACGACGATTGATTGACCAGTAGAGGTAGTAGTAGGAATAGGTGATGGTGATGGTGACGATGATGGCCATTCGTCGGGCAATGCCTGTGCATTGCCTGTGGCATCCTTCTTTCCCCATCTTGCCTCTGCACCCTTCTTCCCCTTCTCCGATGCCAAAGCCTTGTCGGATAAGGCTTTGGTCATTTCTTCGTCAATCCGCTTGTGCTTCCAAACGCCCTCTTCGACCGTAAAAAATTTTCTGAGAATGGGGCCGTGTTTCTTCCAAAGAAACTTCGACAAACGAGTGATGTTTTGCAAAATTTCTTCGTCGTCTGGAGGGGGGCCATTGCGCCAGTAATCCATCAACAGCAGCAGATAGGCACCGTGTTGCTCGGTCGTTAGACGGCTCGTATCGGCGAGGTAATCGCCGATGTAGAGCGGCATCCAGACGTCGGCTTTATCCTCGGATTTGGCCATCTCAAACCGCCTTCCATGCGCAGACGCCGGAGAGGATGAACAGGGCCAGCATGAAGAGGCACACGAAGTCGGAGGCATTCATCGCTTACTCCTCACGCTTCAGAATCGCTGGGCCACGCTTGAAATTGCAGGAGCGGCAAACAGGCTCAACTTCCAGCGGCTTGTTGTAGTCGCGGTGGTCGTAATCGGTGGCAGGTGCGCCGCAATCGACGCATGAGCATTCCGAGATGGGCTTCAGATATCCGAGACGAACTGCGAGGCCGACCATGCGCCCGGCTTCCCATCCAGTCTTCGCGCGGCCGCGCTCTTCCGCGCAAGGCGTGCAAATTACCTGTTTGTAATGGCGCAGCAGAGGAAGCGGATTTGAGCAACGCGCGCAATCGCGCGGAGGCTGCTCTTTGGTCAGGGTCAAGCGTTTAACAGCCATGATCACTCCTTCTCACGTTTCCCAACTTGTCCCGTTTCGGCCAGCCTTCTGACGGCGTAATTCATGCCGAAACAGAGGTGTCGAATCCAATAAAGCAGGTAGTCGGGGGTGGAAACACCTTGCGTCTTAGCGGCCTGATCGAGTCTTTCTGCTTCTTCCTCGGTGACTTCGATCGTGTAGTTCTTGTTTTTGGCATTCATGCAGCGTCCCTGAACGTCCCACTTGGGGACCGATTGCCAGAGTCGTCACTGACCGCTACGCGCTGAGCCGGGACAATTCCACACAACAGCATTTCGGCAAGACGCGCGAGCGCAGCCGAATCGCTGTCGATGAAGTGGAGTTGCTTGAAGTCCTGAAGGCGCGTGTAGACCTCATCGCGTAGTCGGGTCTTCACTTCGTTGCGGTACTCAGCTCGTCGAGCCATGTCACTACCCCGGTTTTTGTTGGGTTTGTATTGGGATCAGGCGGCGACAGTGCCGCGGACGTAGGCCCAATCGACCGTGTCGTTGAGCTCTTCGCAGCGAACAGCGCCGTTGAGGGCTTTTTCGATCTTCGGGCAGTGCTCAGGCGGAACGCCGCGCGATTTCCAGTTGGTCACGAGGTTCGGATGAACATCGATCTTTCGGGCCAGCGCAGCGGTTCCACCGGCGAGCTCTACGGCTTTGGCAAGTCCTTTCATGTCTGCTCTCAGAGTTGCGTGGATGACAGACCCATACTACACAAAATGAGTGTTGAATGCAAACAGAAAAAGAGTTGAGTCAAACAGACCGTGTTGATAGCGTGGCGCGCATGAAAACCAAAATCACATGGCCTGTTATCCAGGCGAATCTGGACCGCCTAGAGCGGGATCAGGCTTGGCTTGCGCGTCAGCTTGGCGTGCACACGAACGTGGTCACGAATTGGAAGCAGCGCGGCGGTGCGCCGGCCTCTCGGGCGTGGGAACTGCAGCAGATATTCGATATGCCAGTCGACCAACTGTTGGGAAATGGCCCGAACGAAACTCTGAAAAGAGTCCAGAAAAGGCATCTTTCCCATGAAGCGCAGGCGCTGATCTTATGTGTCACCCGTCTGGACGGCTTCGGGGAACAGGCGAGGAAACTGTTCGCAAACCAGCTTTCGACGATGGAAATTGCAGCAGAAGGATGGGGCGTGCAATATATGGACAGAGGGCAAATGACTGAGGAAATCGATGATTTGCTAACGGCCCTCGCAGAAGCCACAGGAACCCATGATGCAGCCACACACCGCCAAAAAAGATCGTCGAGTAATTGACCTCAACGAATATAGGAAGGCGAAGACCAATCGTGCGACGGCGGCCGAGGAAACCGGCGAGCGCACGGAGGACGAAGTTCTAACCAAGGTCTCTTACTATCTGCTGATGGCCGCGCGCACGATCGCCGGCCAAAAGGGGAAACACTGACCATGAAAAATAAGCTCCTGGCACTCGTCGGATGCGCCGCTCTTGCCGCGTGCGTGCATCAGGTTCCTATCCCTGACGCGAGCGAAGACATGAAGCAGCTCGATGCGGCTGCTCAGTCGCGCTGTGCCAAATCCGGCTATCAGCCCGGTACGCCAGACTTCAATAAATGCGTCTATGGCGTGAAATCAAGTTTCCTGCAGGCGGTTATGGTGCCGGCTGGGCCCGTGCCAGACGTGCGCCCCCTTCCACCGGCGCCACCGCCAATTCAGACTCATTGCTACTCGTCCGGATCGACGACGAACTGCACCAGCTACTGATCCCCGCCTCTCCCTAGATCCCGCTTCGGCGGGATTTTTTTCGTCCACACGAAACGAAGCTATCGGGTATATCGATCCGATTAAAAAAATCACGCGCGCTCGACTCACATTCTGTTTGTCTTTAACCAACGTTCTGTGTAGTATTACCTCATGGCTGGAACGAACACCAGCGCATCGAGTAGCCCACCAGCGTGAGGTGGGAATGCCTAGCCCGAGCTGCAATCGTGCCGACCCGTAGACCCACTGAAACCCCAGGTGGCGAGGCGACAGAGGGGAAGAGCTTTACCAGTGGGCCGTGTGTGAACGACCCACCGCTAAAGCACACGGAGAGACCATGAAACACACCTTTATGCACACCCAATCCGTCGTCGATCACACGCTCGAACGCATCGTCGATCTGATCATCGCGACTGACCTCGTCAAGCTGCCGTCGCAAGACGTTCTGGCGAAGCAACTCAACGTGAGCCGTCCTGCACTTCGCGAGGCGGTTTGCAAGCTACAGATGCTGAACATCGTGACGCTGAAGCCGAAGGTTGGCACGACGGTGAATGAGTCATCGAAATGGCGTCTCGTCAATCTGAACGTTGCTGCGTGGCGCGTTCGGGCAGGCGATACGGAAGAACAAGTGAAGGCCGAAATCGAACTCGCCATCTGAGCGCAGGAGACCAACATGTACAAAACCACGGGCTGCGTCCTTCGCTACGCATATCTCTACTGGCGCGAATACGTGACGTCATCCGGGCGTCGGTTGCCGACTGACGGCGTTCATACCGTTCCCTATGACCTGATCGTGTGGTGCTGAAACCATGAACCTCACCCAAACCTCCCGCCTGTACGACTTCATGACCGATCTGGCACTGGCCAAGAAAGAGCGCGACGAGCTCGCGTTCGAAGATGCGAAGGAAGCGGCCGCGAAGGAAGTGACCTTCGATGACGTGATCGAAGAACTGGCCGATCTCGACTCGAGGAAGAAGGCGTATGTGATGAGCACGCTCGAAACCGATCGACGCCACTTCGCGTATCAGCTCGAAAACCTGTTCACCGACGCCGTCGAGAAGATCGCGAAGCGTCGGGCTTCGTTTGAACTGAATAAGCGGGGTTGAGGATGAGCCTAGAGAACCAATTCCTCAACGCCATCGGCGAGGCGCTCTCGATGGCTCTCAGAGCGCTGACGACAAACCTCCCTCGCGAAGAGATGGAATTGACCGCTGCGGTGGTTCAGTTCCGGCTTTCGCAGATCAACAGGGAAATCGGGAAGGAGGCTGTGCGATGAACACGAAACACACGCCGGGACCGTGGTCGATCTGGACGAGCAACTCGTATCGCAGGATCGGCAGTGACACGACGGGGAAAGAGGTTGTCACCGGAAGCGTGCAACGGGATGGGCACCCTGACCTGTTATTCCCGAATGGTGGATTCACGGGGCCGGACGCCCTCTTGATCGCCGCTGCGCCTGAACTGCTTGAGCAGCTTGAAAGCCTATACACGTGGCTCGCGGATTACTGGCACGAATGGCCCGGGCGCAACATGCCGAGCGGCCAGATTCGCCTAGGCCGGATGCGCGATGTCATTGCTAAAGCAACGGGCCGAAGTGAGCAGGACGTTCAAGACGATTACGGAACGCGCGCAGCCCGCGGCAGAGCAACCGGAGAGCAAGCATGAACGTCTCCGACGCACAGCTTCAGGATCTGCGCTCCTTCCACGATTTCACGGCTTGGGTGGTTGCTGCGGGCATTGGCGTTCTTTCGAGCGTTGCCGTGTTCATGTCTTTTGTGGGGTCTTGACCATCATGTTCGATCACTACACCGAGCAACGCAAGGCGATGCTCAGGCAGCTTTACGAATACGTCGACAGCCATGAAGAGCGCCTCGCTCGTGCAAAGGAGATGCTCGGCGACAAATGGCTGCTCTCGCCGAACTACAGCGGCCATTACGTGCCGGAACTGACGAAGAAAGGCGGGAGCATCCGATGAGCCTTCAAACACGCGAACTGATCTTCGAAATGCTGAAGAAGCACGCGCCCATCTCGGTTCCTCACCTCGCGCAGAAGCTAAACATGCTGCCGTCGACCGTTGGCTGGCAGATTCAGCAGCTTCGAGCGGAGAAGCGCGCCTATGTGCATAGCTTCTCTCAAGAGCGCAGCAAGACGCACACGCGCATCTGGGCGGTCGGCGATCATCCTGACGCGAGCAAGGACGGCACTGTTGATCACGGTTTCGATGACATCGACGACAAGCGTCACATGCGCCTTTCCGAAGAGCAGATCGAGGCGATCGACGATGCACGCGAGCGCAAGCGGCGGGATGAGCTTTTGAAGCACATCAGGCCGTTCAAGGACCCGCTGATTTGGGCGATGTTTGAAGGGGCAGCGGCATGAAGCGCGAATTCATCCCCGGCATCGTGCATGGCCTCGACATCGAGGCTTACCACGCGATGGAGCCGGTCAGTAAGTCGGGCCTCGACTCGATCGACCTTTCGCCTGCGATCTTCTACGCGCGGCACCGCGATCCGCTGCGGCCGGCGCCGAAGGAAAAGCAGGGGCAACTCGAAGGGAATATGGCGCACTGCGCGATCCTAGAGCCCGAAGAGTTCGAGAAGCGCTACGTCGTCGGGCCGACGCTGAACCGCAACACCAAGGCGTGGAAGGAGTTCGTCGAGACGCACGCCGGCCGCACTGCGATCCAGCACGACCAGTACGAGGTCGCGATTCGGCAGGCGGCATCGGTGAATCGGCTCGGCGAGATCCGCGAAGCGCTGGCCGAAGGATGGCCGGAACTATCGGCCTTCTGGGTCGATGAAGAGACGGGCGTCGAGTGCCGCTGCCGTCCGGACTGGACACATCCTGTAGGCGATGACGCGGCCATCCTGCTCGACGTTAAAACCTACACCGACGCGAGCCCGCGCGAGTTCGCCCGGCAGTGCGCGCGCAAGGCCTACGCAAAACAGGCTGCCATGTACTCGGACGGATACGAGAAGGCGAGCGGACGGCGTGTGCTGGCGTTCATCTTCGTCGCAGTTTCCACCGAGTACCCCTATGCGGCCTCCGCGACGATGCTCGATCCAGACAGCCTCGAAGCCGGCCGCCAGCACTACAAACGCAATCTGCGCACCTACGCGGAATGCATGAAGACCGAACGCTGGCCCGGTTACTCGGACGGCATCACTTTGATCAGGCTCCCGGAATGGGCGCTACACAACGAGGAATGAACGTGACTCAGACCAGCATCAGCAACATCAAATCCGGCAACGTCGCGAAGACGCCCGTCGACAAGGTCGCAGCGCTGCTCGCCAGCCCGAGCATGCAGGCGCAGATCAAAGCCGCTCTGCCGCGCCATATGACGCCTGAGCGCCTTGCGCGCATCGTGACGACCGAGATCCGCAAGGTGCCGAAGCTGGCCGAATGCACGCCGGTTTCGTTCTTCGGCGCGGTCATCCAGTGCGCGCAGCTCGGGCTGGAACCGGGCAACGCGCTCGGACATGCGTACCTCCTGCCCTACGGCCGCGACGTCCAGTTGATCATCGGCTATCGAGGCATGATCGACTTGGCGCGCCGCTCCGGTCAGATCGTCAGCATCGATGCACGCGCTGTCTACGAGGGCGATCGCTTCGAGTGTCGACTCGGTCTTGATCCTCACATCGAGCACGAGCCGGACTGGTCGAATCCGAACCGCACGAAGGGCGAAAAGCTCCAGTTCGTCTACGCCGTGGCAAAGCTGAAGGACGGCGGCATTCAGTTCGACGTGATGAGCCGCGCCGAGGTCGAGGGCATCCGCTCGCGAAGCAAGGCCGGCAACAATGGACCGTGGAAGACTGACTATCAAGCGATGGCACTGAAGACGGTCGTTCGTCGCCTGTTCAAGTTCCTACCGGTATCGATCGAGATGCAGACCGCTGTCGGAATCGACGAGCGCGCGGAGATGGGACTGCCGCAAGACAACAACGCGGTCATCGATGGGAATTTCACCGAGGTCGACGACGAGCAGCGATATGGCGAAGAGATCGACCGCTCCACCGGCGAGATCACCGACCAGCGCGCGCAGCAGCAGGACATGACGGTCGACTACAGCACGCTGCTCGGCCAGATCCAGAAGGCGAACGACGTCGACACGCTCGCGATGGTGATGGACAGCGCGCGCGATCTGCCGGCGAATGAACTGGCGAAGCTCACGCAGGCATTCGAAGACCGCCGCGAGTTGCTGCTCGGCGCGTAACCACTTCCTCACCCCGGAGAACCCTGAATGTTCAGTCTCAACGACCAACTCGCGAAGATCGTCTCCTGCACGAATGTCAGCGAGAAGCATGGGAAAGATAGAGTGCCGGCCTTGTCCATCGGCTGGTATCTCGTCGTGCCGAGCAGGACGCTCGACCAATTCGACCCGGCGCTTCGCCCCATGCTCTATCGCAAGCCACTAGCCGCGCCCGGACTGTTCGAGCCGGAGAAAGGCGAAGAAGACCTCACCGAACTGCGCTTCCCCTTCATGCGCAATCTCGCATGGGACCGCAAATACGCCGGTTATCTCCTTCGAATCCACATCGGCGCGACCGGCTCAGAAGACGTTCTGCTTGCCGAGTGCGGTCTGAGAGACGTTCGCTTCGTCGCGCAGGAAGGCGGGAGCGTCGGCATCGGCTTCAAGATCACCGCGCATCCGAAGGACGAGATCGATCACGGCAAGGTCGCGACGCGTCTCCAGCAGGAAATGATCATCACGCTCTCACCTCCTGACAAGGTGCCTGATTTGTTCGACCAAGACGACGAACAGGACGACGAGCGAGACCCCTTCGAATCGAGTGATCTCGCCCAAGACGACACCCGCATCGACGCCTAACCCCCGACCGGCGCCCTGCGCCGGATAACGATTAAAGAGGACAGCATGAGCGAGAAGAACAGCGGTGGCCCGGCGTTTCCGATCAACGATGCCGCGATGGTGCATACGGTGGCTGCCGCCGCCATTCAAGGCGTCAGTGATTCGGCTGAGCGAGATCGGATCTACATCGAGGCGTCGCGCCGCGCTGCGTCCGGCATGACGCTGCGCGACTACTTCGCGGCGAGGGCTCTGATCGGCTTGATGTCTGAGCCGCTGATGGGAAACACCCCGGCCACTGCATTCTCGATCACGAAAGACGAAAACCTCGTCGATACCTACGCGATCTCCGCATACAAGCTGGCAGACGCGATGCTCGCTGCGAGAGGAACATGATCCGCCTATCCCGCCCCTACCTCGCCCTGCTCGAAGCACTCGAATCTCTCGGGCTCGCTCGGAAGCCGACGACACAACAGACGCACGCGCTCTGTCAGAGATTCGTGGAGATGGTCGCGGAGATCGAGCAGCAGCGCGTGACGATGGTGATTGGACAGACTGTTATTGCGAGAGAACATGAATCAACTCCAATTCGCACTATTCGCGTCCGATGAGCCGCGAGTGAACTACTCGCTGGCATCGAGCATCCGACCCGCCAACATGCGGACCACGCACGGCATCCGCGATGCACAAGGGTCGCGCTGGCACTACTCGGTGTCTGCCGTGCGCTGTGTTGAAGAGGCGCTTGCAGACGATCAGTTCGTGCGTGTCTCTGGCGGTGGCATGGATGCGCCGGAAGACCTTCCAATCGGCTCCGTAAAGGCCTTCTTCAATTGGCGAGACTCTGTAACGTCAGGGCAATACGTCGCTTTCGGATTCTGCCAACGCACGTCGCGCCGTGCCGCCTAGCCACCCTTCAATTTTGAGGAAAGCATGAACGAAAAAGAAATCCGCGCGAGCATGACGTCCGAACAGATCCAACTTGAACGCAGGCTGACCTGCGAAGCGATCGACGGCGCGATGGCTTTCGGCTACCAGAACACGAACCCGCCACCGAGCGACGATCACTGGCTCGCGCCCTTCTGGAAGATCGGCCGCAAGCAAGCCGAACTCGAAGCGAGCATCGCCGACACAGCGCCCGTGTTTCGTTGCAACGACTGCGGCGGGTTCGACATCGAGCAAGTGCCGGAGACGATGAAGCCTGAGAGCATCGCCGACACAGCGGATTACAAGCGAATGTTTGAGGAAGCAGTTTCCGCGCTGGCGGCAATCGACAACGCGCTTGGGATCGATCCGGATGAGGCAGGAGGAGCGGCGCCTATCTTGGAGGCTATTGAACGGTTGCGTAACGACGGCGAGTGCCGATCGTGCGTCGATGACAAGTGTGTGACCGGACCCGAATGCGTGACGCTTGGTCGAGACGCCGCCCCTATGCCTGAGCGTGCGGACGCCGACACTCCCGCGCCTTCGGTAGCCGATGCGGCGGGGGCGAGTGAGCGTGACTCGCAGATCGCCACCGTGACCAAAGACCTGATCGAGTGCCTGATGCTGTGGAACGGGCAGGCATCGGCAGGGCTTGATGTAAATGCGCTCGCCGGATTGCGAGACGAACTCAACGCCATCGCAAAGGAGTCGGGGAAATGACATCCGAAGAACTGAAGAAGATCGTTCATTACGATCCCGAGACTGGCGTTTTTACATGGGTGGTACCTCGGTATAAAGCCGGCAGGTTAGTAAAGGTAGCGGGTTCTTATACAACACGTCGTTATCGGATGATCTGCATCGGTGGACGCAACTATCGCGAGCATCGCCTAGCGTGGCTGTATATGACAGGCGATTGGCCTCAAAACCTGATTGACCATAGAAACGGAGTCCATGATGACAACCGTTTCTTGAACCTCCGCGAAGCAACGAGTGTTGAGAACGGGCAAAACTATGCTCTCCCCGCTCATAACAAGAGCGGCTATCTCGGCGTGCACTTCCGAAAGGACATCGGGAAATGGCGCGCGAAGATCAAGCTGAACCGAAAGATCATTAACCTCGGTCTGTTCAAAACTGCAGAAGAAGCGAGCGCAGCCTATCTGGCTGCAAAGGCGGCAATGCACCCTTTTCAACCTGTACCGCGAGGCATGGAGTCCGACAATGACTGACGCGCCGTTTAGCAACTGCCAGTTCCGCGAATGCGATCTGCCCGGCCAGTGCCGCAGCGAAGGTAAGTGCCACCATCCGCGCGCAGCGGGCGCGAGTGAGGGGCAGGCGGATGGCTTCGTGTTTCCGCCGATGCCGCATGCCGTCGTTCAGCATGAGAAGGTAGGCCCGCTATTCGATCGTCTGTCGATGCAGTTCTACGCCGCGAAGTGCATGCGCTCGCAAGACACCGAGATAGCCGCGCTGCGCGAGCGGATCGCGGGGATGGAGAAGGATGCGAATCGCATCAACTGGCTCGAACAGGAAGACGAAATGGGCTTCTTCTACAACATCGACCACATCACCGCGAACATCAACGAAGGTTTCAACGGCTGCAAGACTCTCCGCGAAGCCATCGACGCCGCCATCGACCGAGCAAGGCAATCCGGGGAGGAAGGGAAATCGTGAAGCCATCCACCGCCCATCGCATCGAGCATCAAATAGACGCGGCGATCTACTCGCTGGAGGCGATCCCGGCGCGCACCGAGGGTCAGCCAGAATACGCCCAGCAGAACATCGCCCGGCGCATGACGCTCGACGCGTACCGCTATGTCGAGTTCGCGCATTGGCTGTTGATTCGGGAGGAAACGTGAAACTCAGACTCGAAAAATGGCTGGAGCGCCAGTTCGATCCGCCTCCAGCAATCGCCACAGCTCGCGGCTGGATTCGCGACGGCCGCATATACCCTCCACCGCAGAAGGTCGGCCGCGCTTATTATGTCGACGAGAATGCAACCTTTCAGGACCGCCAGACGCGACCGTCGCTGGCTTCCCGCATCCCGAGGTAATCATGGCTGCACGACCACGCATCCGCAAACGCGCAAACTGGCCTGAGCATCTGCACGAGCCGAGACCCGGCTATTATGTCTGGCGCGATCCGCGTGACGGAAAGACGCATGTACTCGGTCGAATCTCGCTTGCCGAGGCCATCTATCAGGCTCAGGAAGCGAATGTGATCGTGGCGAATGCTAAGGTTACACGCACACTTGCCGAGCGACTGACGGAACAGCAGAAGACGATCGCTGATCTGATCGACCGCATGCCGACCGAAGGCGTCAAGGCATCCACGCTCAAGACGCGCAGCTATGTCGACGGCGCCATCGTGAAAGCGCTCGGCACAATCGAGTGCGACAAGCTGACGACGAAGCATATCGCCGACTTCATCGAGCCGATCGTGAAGGAAGGAAAGAAGCGCTGGGCGCAATCGATCCGAAATCGCCTCGTGACAATCTGCCGGCGCGGGATGGAACTCGGGCTGATCACGACGATGAACCCGGCCAAGGAAACGTCGCGCCCGGTTCCGAAGACGAAGCGCCGCCGACTGACGCTCGAAGAGTTCCAGACGATCTACGACAAGGCACCGGAGGTCAATGACTGGCTCCAGAACGCGATGCTGTTGGCGCTCGTATCAGGACAGGACCGATCGACAATCGGCCGCTGGCAGCGCTCGTTCTCGTCTGGAGATGTCGTGCTTCTTCAGCGCTCGAAAACGTCTATCAAGATAGAAATTCCGATGGCGCTGCGTCTCGACGCGATAGGCATGTCTCTCGGCGATGTCATCGCAAAGTGCAAATCGACCGGAGTCGTGAGCAAGTATCTGATTCACCACATCAGGAATCAGGGCCGTGCGAAGACTGGAACTCATGTGAAGCTAGGAAGTATCAGTCAATCATTCGCAAATGCGCGCACGCTCGCTGGCATTACGAACGACGATTATGCGCCGACTTTTCACGAGATTCGCAGTTTGTCGAAGCGGCTCTATGACGCTCAAGGTGGCATCGACACCAAGGCGTTGCTCGGTCACATGACCGATGCGATGGCTGAAATGTACTCCGACAGCCGCGGAATCGCGCCGATAAAGGTGACGATCGCCACAAATAATTCTGAACGAATTAACCACACCGGTTGAACGCCTCGCCTCAAAGCCTTGCCAGATAAGGACGCGAGGAGATCGTCGTTTACTCGGACATGCTGATACCTAATATCAGCGGTTTTCCGTTTTAAATCAAATACTTCAGTCATCTTTTCGCCCGTTAAAAACGTCGCGAAATGTCGATTCTCGTCTCAACCAAATCAATCACTTAGCACCTTGTTTTAATCACGAGGGAATCATGCGCGCCTATACCTTGGCTGCAATCACTTTTGCACTCGCCTGCGCATCCGCGCACGCCGAATCATTTTTCCAGATCGAGGCCGGATTGGGCGTCGGACACGTCAAAGATATCGGCGACGGTACGTGGACACAGTACGGCGCTCCGAATAACAAACAGCACCTGACGACGGCCGCCGTCAATCTCGGCTTCACCGGCGAAGTGTGGGCGCGCGCGAACTGGAACGTCCGGTATCACGTCGATTACGTGTACATCGGGGAATATTCGTCCTCGTGCAATTGTGCGGAGCACGACGAGGACTACGACACGCAGAAGCACCGCATGAAGGTCGCAGATCCTGCGCTCGGATATTATGCGGGCCACGGGCATCTGAACGGCGTTGCGGCGACGCTGGACGTCGGATACACCTACAGCGGGTATCGGTTCGCGCTGGAGGGAGGTGCCTGGGTGTATCGCCAGTCGTGGAACCAGTACGCCCAGACGTCGTGGGGCGATTACAACCTCCAGACGTCCCGCACGATGCATGTCGGGTATGTGGTGGGCGCGCGCGTGGAGCGCGGCCCGCTCAGCCTCTCATACCGCTATTACGACGTGAAGCAGGATTGGTCGAACGGCGTCCCGGGACTGGCCGGGGGCGCGCACACCGTGACCTTGAATTACCGGTTCTAGCCCTTGTAGATGTCGCCCTGTAGGCCCGGAACCGGCGTGTTGCCGTCGACTGGCTGCGGGGCGATAGGCTGCGCAATCGGCACCGGCATGGCATGAGATTGCGCGGTCGGAGCCTGAATATTGATCGGGGCGTTGGCGGCGGCATACCCGACGTCCGCGATCATCTTCGTCTGATTCGTGCTGTCCTTCGACGACCCGAAATAATACGAGATGATCGCCACCCATGCGGTCGAGAGCGTCCCAGTCATCACGAGCAGTAGATTCTGTGTCGCGGGCTCCATGCGGGCAAATGCGACCAGCAGCAGCGTGCCGAAGAATCCGATCGTGACGCCCCACGCAAGAAACTGAGGCGTCTTGTCGTTCGGATTCGCCGACTGCCGAGCCCGAGCGCTCTGCACGTCCGCGAGTCGGTTGGCTTCGGCGGTGACTGCGAGTTGCTGAAGCTGAATCTTCGCGTTGGTCTGCAGCTCCTGAACCTTCACGATGGCGTCTGGATTCCCGATGAGCGCAGCGGAGACGGCATCCGGCGTGCTGTCGGTGCCGAGCGCAGCAGCAATGAGACCGCCCACAGCGGCGCCGGCCGGACCGCCAAGAAGAGTCCCGACCACCGGCGCAGCCTTCCCGACGATCCCTTTCAGATCGGACCAATCCATATCAGACACCCCGCTGCAGGTTGTTGGCGATTCGCCGGGTCCATCCCTTCCCGAACGTGGACCACGTAGCGAGGTTCGTCAGATAGGTGAGGCGCTGCGACAGGAACGCCATGATGAAGCTGTGCGGGTCAGCCATACGGATCGCCGCGATCGTCATCGGTCCCATCTTTCCATCAACCGCAGCGCCGGCAGCAGCCTGAGCCCATCGCACGGTTTGACCGCCGTTGAAATTGCTATCGGCCATCTGGAACGCGATGCGCGAGTCAAACTCGTCGAGGTGCAATGGGTCCCAATACAGCCGCTTGAAAATATCGCGAGCCGTTTCAAGAGGGAGCGCGCGCATCTCCCCCACATACCCATTTGCGCGCGCAACGCGTTCAGTAATGCCCCATCGGGTTGCTCCACCGGGATCGGCAGGGTTGTTCACGTAAGACCCCTCGTTCCCCATGAGCGCGGTGAACGCATCATCGAAAGAACTCATATTCACCTCCCCTCACTGAGTTTCGCTTTCGTATAGAACCAGAGCGCGGCGCCGATGAGGATGATCATCGACCAGATCCCCTTCTTCGCCAGCTCGCCACGCAGATCCTCATAGAACCTCGCGCGCGCCTCTATCTTCTTGATGGTGGCTTCGTGATAAAGCCGATGCCCATCTGGATCTCCGTTGGGAAAACCCTTCGTGAGATCGTCAACCCGATCGGTAAGCACTTTGATGTCCTTCTCGATGACTTCCAATGAACTCGTATTTTCGACATGCCTTTGGCCTATCTCGTCGCGGAGCCGGTCTAGAGCATCCGCGACTGCTCTCAATCCTTCGCCTTCGGTATGCGGGGGATTTTCTGAGTACCGCATACGTTCTGCACCCATTCAGTAGTTCCCCGTGTGTTTCGGATTTATTGTGTTGATCACCCGATGCGTCGAGGCCTCAGGATTCCGGCGTGTTACCCGCTTCGAGCCACTTCAGATAGTCGCGATAGTCCTGGTTCAAAGGATCGGTTGTCGGGATAAAAGCGCCGTCAGACAGGCGCAGAACGACGTCTTCGTTGATGATCTTGTACATGTGCTATGCCCTCAGAGACGTGCGTTTGCGTTCCACAGACCGGCGCCTGCCCAGCCTTGCCAGTTGGTGAGGCCCGTTGCCTGGAAGCGGAACGAATCGACCAACGAAGCTGAAATGGTCGGCGTGAAAACCGTGTTCGCCCCGCCGGAAAAGTATTGCCATCCTGAAAACGTGATCGTCGGCGAGACGCGTTTGTTCACGGAAAGGCGAACTTCTCCGTATGCGGCGGTATTGCCAGCCAAGTTATTCATGAACGAATATGGCTCGTTGCCGGTTTCCCAATACCGCTGGCACTCGGCGAGCTCCACGCCATACGGGCGCGATGCAAAAGGAAGCGGCGACGCGCCGGCGTTCAGCATCATCTGCGCGACTTGGAAGTAATCGGAGGCGCCGGCCGCGGTCGAAGACGGCACGATCTGAACTTGCACGGCCATCTGCGTTGCATTGGCCGGGACGACGAACGGAAGCGAGATCTGCTGATACGCGCCGGTACCGGTGAACGAGGCGGATAGCGCGCCAAATGGTCCGGTAAAGCCGGCAGCAGGGTTTCCGTCCGTGCCGGTACCGAACAGCACCTGAGCCGTGAAAGTCGCTCCGATGAACGCGCCATTCGCGAGAAGCTGACCGGACCAGCAGCGTTGCTGCCCTTGCCATTTTTTGATGTCGACCGTCTCGAACGACTGCGAAACGATGATGCCGCTGACCTGCGTATCGCCGGCCGTGCGCTGCACTCGAAGGCAAAAGGATGAGCCCGTAGGCCCCGTCTGCTGCGACGCCGTGTAGTTGTTCGAAAAAGAATTGCGGTAAATCTGCCAGCCGTCAGCCAGATAGGCGGTGGTCCCGTTGGTTGCATTCCCGTTACTCGTCTGCGACTGCCAGACGTCGAAATTGCCGTTCAGAAGATCATTTGTGTACGGGATGGGGACGTTCGGTGCGACGGGCACAGCCATCTGGAATTGCGTGCCGTCGTAGAAGACTTCAACGACTTGCCCCGTCTTCAGATCGCCTGGGGAAAGCTGCACGAGGCCGCTCGGGCCGATCTTCATCAGGGCTTTCGCACCAAGAGCGCCGATGTTCAGCGTGACTGCGTTCGTCGTGTTCGCGCCGGCCGAGACGAAGCGAAACGTCTGGCCGCTCACGTAAGAGCCAATCGCTGGCGCGGTTGATGCCGTGATCGTGTCGGTGCCAGCGACGGATGCAAGCGTGACCAGCCCACCGTTCTGGATCTGCTTCGCCGTGGTCGCGTCCTGAAGATTCACCGCATCGCCGAGGCCGGTCGCGCGGAAGCCGCCAAAGGGAATGTTCGCGGTAAGCGTCTGCTGCCCGTCCTTCGTGATGCAGTTCGTCAGGCCGTTATTCGCGATGTCGCTTAATGTATTGTTGGCCCACGTGGAACTGATAACGGTCCCCGTGACCACAGGATTTCCAGCAACTAATTGAAAAACGCCTGATCCGTTGAAGCTCACTTTGATTCTCCGGTACGTTAAATGGCAGTATCAACAAAAGGGCCGCACTTGGCGGCCCGAAGGGGAATGAGATGGATGATCAAACTATCCGCAACACGCTCGCGACCGTCCTTCTGGTCGTTCTTTTGCCGGCGATTCGTGCGGGATACGCATGGCTATTGGCCGCCGCTGACAGATGGGACGAGCGCAGCGCCAAGCGCAGCGGAGAATGGGACCCCGTAGCGCGAAAGCGCATCCCCTACTGGAGCAAACCCAGCAGGACGCGACATAAGTAATGCCTGCGTCGCACGCTGGCCCAATGCTGTGTACGGGAGAGCCGCCGCCGCGCCAGCTCCGATTGCAGGTGCCGCAACATTCGGAGGCAGCACAGCATGCCCACCGAGCGCACCGAGCGCCGCCATCAAAGCCGCTCGTCCGGGCGTTCCGCTGTTCGGATATGCACCGCCGAGAATGTCCTGAGCATCGGCACCAAATTGCCCGTTGAGCCCGGAGTTCGTCGCCTTCTGGCCGCTCGTCGAGCCGCGCCGGATCGCGTTCTGAAACTGCGCGGCCGTGAAGACATTTCCGTTATTCGACGCGCCAGCCGATCCCGCTGCATTCTCGATCTGCTTGTATCGAGCCCACGCGGCGTTGGCGCGCCCGAGATCCTGCAACACATCCGGGGGACTTGACCTAGCGACGCCAGAATTGATCGCGTCGTTCAGATCGCCTAGCGCACCGGCGAGCGCGCGATTGTCAGGCGTCGCATTGCCGAGCGTCTGATTGCGCGCCATCGTCGAAATCTCGGAACGCGTCGCGCCCCATTGATGCCCGTCGAGCACGTAGCCGTGTTGCAGCTTGTTCGTAACCTGATTGGCAACGATATTGTCGAATTGCTGAAGCGTTCCCGGCGCGTTCTGCGCGAGGTTGTTCCGGATCGCGTTCACATCGGCATTGAAGTTCTGATCTGCGACAAACGAAGCGCGCGGCTCGATGGAGTTATAGACCTGTCCGATGCGGTCCCGCACTGCGGCGACGGCATCAGAGCCGATCGCGGTATTGCGCGGTAGAGCTTGCCCGACCGGCTCCAGAGCGTTGTCGTATGCCGCTCGGTTGAAGCTCTGAACTGAGCGATTCTGAGCGTTCTTGATGAAATCCCCGATGATAGGAACGCTGGTGAGCTTTTCCTCTGTACGCGCGGCAGCGGGTCCGAGAATCTGCCCCGGCGTCATAGTCACGCCCGCATCAGCGAGGCGACGTTGAGCGGCGCCACCTACGCCAGAAATGGCACTCCCCACGATTCCTGTTGCCGGTCCTGCGAACGCGCCGATGAGCGCGTTCGTCTTCGCCTGATCGAGCTTCGCATCGGCATAGGTTTGGCCCGGTTGCAGGTTCGCGACGGGTTGCGCAGCCGTTCCGCCGAGGCCGGAGAGCGCGCCCATAACCGCCTTACCAGCGAGACTTTCAGGCGCAGCAGCACCGCCCCCACCGATAAGCGCCATCCCTCCTACCTGCCCGCCAATACGCCCCCAATCGGTTCCCGCGTTCGGATTCGCCGCGGCATACTGCGCGTTCTGCTGATCGATGGTCTGCTGGATCTGAGGCAGCGCCGCGCGCGCATCCTTCGCGAACTGAGATTCTGGCGCGACCTTGTCAGCGAGCCACGACAGGCCATGCACAATCGACTGCCCGTAGCCGCGAACTGAATCGCCCATCCCCATGACGACGGAATTCGGAACCTGCCAATTGGCCGGCTGCGCGCCCTGTTGCGTGGATTGCTGTGTCTGGGGCTGCGCGGCAGGCTGCTGTTGCGGCACTCCCTGAACTCCCGCGTTCTTGGAGATCAGGGAGTCGATCGCGCTCGGGGCCTGCTGCGCGGAATTCTGTGCGATCAGATCGTCGAGAGAGCTCATTTCAGAATCCCGTTCGAGGCGGCCCATTCAAAGTTAGCATTACCCTTCAAGGCTCGAAGCGCATCAGCCTTTTGCTGACCGGCCGGCATCGCGTTGATTCTTGCGATTTGGTTTGCCGTGGCGGGCGACATGTGCTGATCGAACGTGTTTTCCTTCTGGTTGTACGTCTTAGCATCGCCGGAACCGTATGCATCCGACAGGTAGTCGGACTTGAGAAGACGCGTCTGAATCTGGCCGCGTAAGGTTTCGAGCCCGTTCTGCACAGCCTGTTTCGGAGCGCCGTAGGACGGAATCGAGCCATACACAAGATCGCGCGCAGCGTCGGAGTTAATGCCGAGTTGCGAGCCGAGGTTCGTCACGAGGTTGTCTCGCGATTTTTCGTATTCCGCCGCGTTCGGGCTGAAAAGACCGGCGAACTTCGCACCGGATGCGCCCAGCGTGAGCGGCGATGCGCCGGCCGCGAGTTTCGACATGTTGTCCACGTCCTGAAGCGCAGCCGGAGCTCCGGAGCGCACCGTTTGCAGGTTCTGATACGACTTCTGCATCGTATCTACCTGACCCTTCGCAAGCGACTCCGCGCTGGCTTGCGCTCCCATCGGAGCGCCTGCCGCGAACCGAGCAGGCTGCTGCTGAGTCGGCGCGGCTCCTTGGTTTCCTGCCCCACTATTAAGTGCCGTCAGCGTAACCACCTTGCCGACGTAGTTGCGAGTCTCCGCCGGAAGCTTCTCGAACTGAGCGCCGTTCTTGAGCCACGTATCGGTCGCGCCGGGTCCCATGTTATAGGCGATTGCGCCGAGCGCAGGGCTGCCATAGCGCTGCGCCATGGCATCGTAGTAATCGCGCCCCACACGATCGAGCTCGGCCGGCGAATTGTTCGCAGCAGGACGCACGCCGAAACCGGGGTCGGATTTCGTATTCGGCATAATCTGCCACGCGCCCTGAGCGCCCTTCGGCGAGACGGCGTTCGGATTTCCGTTGCTCTCGGTCTGCACGATCGCCGCATGAACCGGATTCGTCACCTGCGCCTCGTTGGTGAACTCCATCTGCTGCGTCTGCGGGTTGTACACCTGCACCGGCTTGAATTGAGCGCCACCGGCTGCCGTAGCCGCCGCATTGCCCTGCATCGCAGCCTGCGCCCCCTGAATCGGCCGCACCGCAGCGACATTTCCTGTCGCATCGAAAAGGGGCGTCGAGCCAGCCGGAACGTCCGGATTGAACGCGACCGGCTGCATCGTGCGCGGGTCTCGAAATGTGCCCGTCCCGGTGATCGGCGCGATGTAGTTGTTCTTCTCGATGAGCGCTTTCGCGAGCGCATGCCCCTGATCGCTGTTCGGATCGATGCCGGCCGCACGAAGCTGCGGAACGATTTCGGCTTGCTTGTATGCCGCCGCCTGACTCTCGAAATACTTGTCAGGCGACTGCATCAGCATCATCGCAGCCAACTGCGGATTCATGCCGAGCGGGTTCAGCGGCGCGTTGCCGCCTACGTTGTTTGCCAGTTGAGGCCCAGCAGAGACGCCATTGACGGGTCCGGCTGCTGCGGCGCCTGGAGTCCCATTGCTCCCATCAGCCCCATTGAAGGGGTTAACGACGCTCCCTGCGACCCCGACCCCGCCATCGGCAGAGCCGGGGTTGAGCTGTGGGGACTGCGCGGCGGCCCCTCCCCCAAGTGCGCCGATCAGCGATTGCCACTGGTTCTGACCGAGTTGGTTCAAGCCTTGGCCGGCCTGCTGCCCGATCTTGTTCGCGAGCAAGCCCTGCGCGAGATTGCTTACCGGTGCGAGCGGCGACGTGCGCGCCGCGACCTGATATTGCCCGGAAGCGCCCGGCTGCGGGGCCTGCGGCTGAGTCAAGGCCCCTTGCATGAGAGCGTTTGCGAGCGCCTGTTGGCGCTGCAAATCGTACATGCTGCCTTGATACTGCGGCAGCACAAATGGAGTCGAGCCGGCCATTATTGAACCCCGAATTTAGAGATTGCAGAACCGATATAGAGAGCGGTCTGAACCGCGTTCTGTATCACCAACTGAAACTGTTTTTCGTCGAGAAGGTCGATCTCGTCGAGCACGTCAGAGCCATGCGAAATGTCATGCTCAGCGTGATAACGCAGCGTCCTGCAAAGCTGCTTGCCGTGAAGCTCTTCGAGCTTTTCAAGCGTCTCGATATCGATCGGGAAGCACTCCAGCACCGCCATGTAGCCGAGCAGCGCGACCGGGTCGACGTGATGGATCAGGTAATACTGCGAGCCCGCCATTGCGACAGCTTCGGGCAAAACCGGCAGAGACGCGACGTTGATGTCAGCGGTCGCGAGGTCATGCCGGAGCCAAAATTCGTGCCCCGCCTCTTCCTTCAGGTGATCAGCGAAATACGCCTTGAGCTCGCTGATCGACCGATCGCACGCCGCGCGCAGAAGGCTTTCGCTCGCCGCGATGACGTTGTGAATGAAGATCAGGTTTCGCAGGAAGACATCACGTTTCGAAAGATCGATCGCCGGGTACGTGGCGCGCACGTCGTGCAGCGCCTGCATGAGTTGATCTCGCTTCATCAGAAGAACGCCAAAGCGGCCATGCCGGCGAGGCCCGCGACGGCACCCGTGGTCGAATTCGCGCTCTGCACATCGGCGTTATGGTTCGCGAGTTGCGCCTGATAATTGTTGTTGATGGCGCCAGAAATATCGGCAGGGTTCGCGCTTGCGCTCGACAGACCGGTATAGCCCGGAATCAATTGCGCGAGCGATCCAAGGTTCGAATATGGCGTTTGTCCGATGCCGACCTGCTGCCCGTAAAGCCCTGCCTGCTGGCCGAGGTTCGACGCCTGCTGACCGTACAGCCCCGCTTGCTGCCCGAGATTCTGGCTCTGAAGCCCGAAGAGCCCCGCCTGATTCCCGACGAGGCTGCCTTGCTGCCCCACCAGACCGGCTTTGGCGTTTGCCGCGTTCAGTTGGTTCTGAAGGCTTTGCGCGCCGATCTGCGAGCCGGTGAGGATCGACTGATTCTGCGCGTTGCTATACGCCTGCTGCTTCTGGTTGTTGTAGTTCGTCATGGCATTGTTGTATGCCTCCGAACCGGGCGTGAGGCCCTGATTAGCCAGTTGCGCGTCGAGCGATTCCTTCTGCTGCGAGAACTGCGGGTCGAGATACTGAGTCTGCGCGGCATATGCGGCGTTCTGCCCCGCCGTCTGCGCGCTCTTCCCGGCCAGCGGATCGATCGACGAATTGATTCCGGCGAGTTGGCTCTGAAGATTCGAGTATTGGTTGCCGAGCCCGCTGATGCCGGAATTCAGCCCTTGGTATTGCCCCTGAAGGCCGCCGAGGCTCGAATTCAGGCCCGAGTATTGATTATTGAGTTGCTGCAGGCCGGAGAGCGAATTGCTGTTGATGCCGTTGCTGTTGGCTGCGGCCAGCAGGGAATCGTTGATGTTGCTCTGAAGCTGCGATCCCGCCTGTACCGTCGTGTTGTAGATCGGTGCGCCTGTCGATGGGTCAGTGCCGACGATAGACGATTGCTGAGAGGCGAACGGGTTCGTGTAGTTGTTAAGGTTCAGCGCCTTGTTGTAGGCCGCCGTCTGAGTGTTCGTCTGCGTCTGAGCCTGCGCGGTCTGATATGGATCAGGAGCCGCAGGCGCGGAGCCGCCCTTGCCGCCTTCGAGCGTTGCGGGACGATCACGGAGGACCGACTTGCGAAACGCACCGGCAGGAAGGTCAGGAAAGTCCGAGGTCAGCCAATAGTGCCGCATGGTATTTGCCCGAGATGTATCGGCATTCGTCTTTCAACATGCCGTAGATGATGAGATCCGTTCCATCGGTGCAAGCCGCGCGGAGTTGTCCCTCGCGTCTGAACCCAAGGTGTTCGTCGAAGCGTTGTGCGTCTGCGTTATCGGCCCGCACTAGGCCAGTGATTCGGGCGCACTTCTCCTGAACGAACGCGTAGCGGAAACACGCAGCCATATAGGCCGGCGTCATCCAGTGACGGGTTCCGTTCGAGGCGACGTGCATGTGAATGTTTGCGCCGCTCTTGTTGTCGAAGAGGACGCCCGCGATCAGCTCGCCGTCTTTCTCAAGGCCGATCGCGGCATAGTCTTTGAAGGTTTCCGCACCGACGTGCTTAGCCACGAAGCGCATTACTCGCTCCGACTCGTGCCACACGATGCGCTTCATTTCAGATGGTCCAGCCTGTCTCGAAGACGATATCCGACGCGGCCCAATGAATTTCATTGCCGTTGGCCGCAGCCTTCAGCGTCGGAGAGCCGGTCATGCCTAGGCCGGTCACGCCCTGCCATGCCTTCGCGATCTGCAGGGAGCCGCCCCACAATGCCGTGTCCCACACGCCCGTGTCCCACACCGCATAGCCGATCGGCAGGAATGAAAGCGTCGATTGCGGGATATTCTGGTCGTAGTCGACATTGATCCCGGCTGCAATCGCCGGTGAGCCGTTCGTCCAAAGAATGGGCCGCATCATCGTGAAACGCTTCTGAAGCGGCGTTCCGAACTCGCTGAAGGCCTGCTGCGCTATCGCGTTGATGTTGGAGCCGTTATCGTTCGCGCCATTCCAGGCGAGGCCCACATAGCCATTTGCACCGAAGTAAATCTGATCGTTGAAGCGCTCCCAGTGATTCGCGCCCCAGCCGGTGAAGTTGCACCACGCACCGGTGATGGTGTTCATGACGTACTGCTGCTGAACATCGGCGCCGACCGGGACATTCAGAATGATCATGTTCTCAATGGGAAACAGGACCATGCACCAGCCGTAGTTGTTCGGGTAGAGACTCGTCGCCTGAGATATGGCGCCTTGAATCTTGCCGCTGATGTTGACGGCCGTATTTACCCGTGTCGAAGCGAGCAACTGTGAGATCGGCCCGAGTCCGTCCTTTCCGATGTAGAGCAGATCGCCGCCGTACTTCATGAACGACCGGAAGCCCATCGGCGTGCCGAGCTGGTAGACGCCAACCAGGGCAAACGTGCTCGATTGCGACGGGTCGGTACCCTGGTAGATCACCACTTCGCCTTCACTCGTGACGAAGCAGAGTTGATCCTGAACACCGTAACCGCCGTCCATCGTCAGAACGCCCATCGAGACGAGCGAGCCGCCGCGGCGACAGATTGGGCTGAGATCCAGAGACTGCGCAGCTCCCCCGAATTGACCGACCGGCAGATACCACGCCTTCAGGCTGTTCTTCTGCGTGAACCAAAGACGGCTCGCGAACAGGATGATGAAGGAGAACGTGTTCGGATTGACGCCTGAGATGTTCGTCGAGAGTGTGTAGGTTCCGACGACCGTCGCATTGCCTCCGGGATTCGACGCCATCACATAGGTGAACGTCGATGCGCCCGTAACCGTGATCGAGAAGGTCCCGTTGTAGGCTGCCGGCGTGGCGCCGCTGATCGTGACCGAGTTGCCCGTTACGAGCCCATGCGGAGCGCCGGTCGTGAGCGTCGCCGTCGTGCCCGAGTTCGTGATCGAGGTAATGGCCTGTCCGGTACCGCTTACGATCGACTGCCAGACGCTACCGTTATAAACGTAATAGCCGTCCTGACCATTCACGATGCCGAGAAACGGGCCGGCGAGCGTCGCGAAGTTCGTGTACGCCCATTTGTCGCTAGTCAGCCCGGTCAATACAGGAGCGCCCACAGCGCCCCCGCCGCTTACGTCATAGATAGATGCCCCAGAGGCCGCGAAGAGCTTGTTCGAGCCGGATGCAGCGTTGTACGGCATGACCGTGTTGACCTGTCCCGGAAGGCCCGTCGCGAACTTCGTGAAGCCGGAGCGAACCATCACATCGGATGTCGTCGGGAACCAATTCGTGAGCGAAACAGCATCCTGCGGCGCCATCTCTGCGAGCGAGTCGCGAGCGTTCCATCCGCCGATAGGCGCGGGCATGTTGACCGTCTGCGAGCGCTGCCCCTGCGCCTGACGCCTGCGCCTCTGTGCGGCCGCAGCGATGCCGGTTACGTTCGTCATTGCGATACGCCGTAATTGCTGTCGGGAATATTCTCAGGCCCGAGCAGGATATTTGAAAGTCGCGGCGCCATCGATAGCATCGGCGCGCCTTGCTCTGCGCCCATCACGGCCGAAAGGATCGAGTCGTACTCGTCCTGCAGAA